AGCTTCGCGGCTTTCTTCATCGCCGCCCATGATGCCGCCGCAGTCAGATAGAGGAATCCGGAAGGACGGATCGCGGTAAGAAGATCGGGCGAGAGCTTTCCGTTCTGCTGACCTTTGAGGCCAGTAGGGAGAACGAATCTGCGGACGGGAAGACTATTCGACGCCACGACCGAACGCAGCGTCCTTCGGGTTGGCCCATCGCATGAGAGGAGGTAGAAGAGCTGCGACCGCAGCCTTGACGAGGTCGTCCGGGGCGTAGTTGCCAGTCGAGGCGACTGCGATCACTGCGGCGACAACGCTTCGAGCGTACGAAGTGAGCGCGGCTTTCTGACTGTTAGAGAGCTGCATCGGCTGGCTCCGGTGGCGGTGGCGGGACGATGACTTTCCCGTTCACTACTTGCCAGCCGATAGCGGCAGGATGCTCGGCGTCGTACTCGATGAGGTGCTGCGGATCGGTGTTTATCCAGTCCGGGGCGACGACTTCGACGTTGACGACGACGCCGTTCTTCGTATCTGGGGCGACGACTGCGACTGTTCTTTCCATGATGTCCTACTCTGCGTACTCAATCCAAATGTAGCCGCTACCGCCTGCTTTGCCGTTTGTGCCTGCCGTTCCACCCGCGCCAACCGTAATAGTAATACTTGCGGCCGGTGTTACTGCGCCACCCGCCACAATGTACGCGCCGTTGCCGCCAAATAGGTTGTATGCCAAATCGTCGTCTGTTCCGATAGCACCTAGTCCGCTATTAGGCGCGCCGACAATGTTTCTTGCGGCTGTACCGGTTGGCGCGTCGTCAAACTTTGAGCCACCCGTCGCGCTAACGGTGCCACCTGAAAATGCAACTGAACTAGTTCCACCGTCGCCGGCACCGGTTCCAATACCGCCGCCACCGGCTCGAATGTGGGCCACCGCATAAGTGACTCCGGCTGGGACAGTCCACGTACCCGATGCGGTGAACGCTGCTACTTTTGTCGTCTTCACTGCCCCACCTGACGGGAATACTAGCGCTGATGATGCCGAGAGGAATACTATCGAAGCGCCCTGATACTGCGAGAGCACGAGCGAGAGTCCGTTGAGTGTCACTCCTGCGCCTGCGGTGATCGTTGTAGCTCCGGCGCCTTTGTTGAGGACTTCGACGGTGTCTCCTGCGGTGAAGATCGAGTTATTCACCGTGACAGTGTTCGCGGAGGCAACGTTCATGATGACGCGCTTCCCGGCGTCGCCGACGACGAGGACGTAGGAGGCCGTCTGATCGTTGATCGGGAGGTTCGTTATGTCGTTGAGCTGCTGAGCTGTGAGCACGGCTCCAGCCGAGAACGGGAACGGAGTCGTCATAGTGCTAAGAGCCTAGCCGACTAGGTGAGTACGTTGTCCGCGTCCATGCGTCCCCGGAGGCTGTCGTCGAGGAGGAGGGCGTAGACGATGGTCGTCGGAGCCGTGTAGAACGTGACCGTCTCGCCTCGTAGGTCGATCCGGTGGGAGATGCCTTCGACGGTGAGCTCTTCCGTGACGGTGAGCGGGGAGCCGGTCGTGAACGTGCGAGTGACTGCGATCGTTTCACCGATCTCGACGGCTGCGACCGCGTTCTTCTGCCCGGTAGTGAGGGAGCCGAAGAAGGTTGTCACGCCTGAGAATCGTGGCTCCGGGGAGCCTTCGAGGAGGTAGTTCGCCAGCGTGAGCGCTTGAGTGTCTGTGGAGAGGAGGGAGTCGGTGATGCTTTCGGCCTGCGTGAAGTAGAGGGCGATCGAGGTCGGGTCGGTGGCAGTCTGGGCGGTTCCTCCGGGGCGTTGCACGGTTACCCGGTTGAGTACGGAGTCGACGGTGAAGTCGACGAAGACTTCCCGGTAGGGCGTGTTTGTGCCGTCGTCGGCGAATGTGACGCTCGGAGCTGAGAGCGTGTTTCCGATTCGAGGCTGGAAGACGAGGTCGCCGTCTGATGCTCGGACGAAGATTCGACCGCGTTCGGCTGCGTCTATTTTGCGAAGGTAGTCGAGGGCGTTTGTGCCTTCGGCGATCGCATAGTTCCCGAGTGTCGTCGTCCCGGTCGTAATGTCTCGAAGGGAGGCGCTCCAGCCGACTTCGGTTCGGTCGAGGATGGTCGAGACTCGAGCCGATGAGAGCTCTTGAGATGGCGTGAAGGCGTTGAGGAATGAGTTCGAGAGGATGAAGAGGTCGTCGGCTGCGATGATCGTCACTTGGGGGATGGCTTTCGGGCCGACGTAGTCATAGGTGAAGTCCACGACTCGACCGCGGAAGATGACTGTCGAGTTCCGGGTGATGCGTATCTGGCGCAGAGGGGAGAGTCCCGGGGTGTCATCGAACTCGTCCCAATAGATGCTGGCTTCGTTATACGGGTCGAAGGCTCGAGTCGTGTCGCGGGCGATGATCGTGGCTCGTCCCGGGGCGATCGAGTCGAGGACGGTCTTTTTTCCGCGGTCGATGTTGACGGAGACGACGTCGATCTCGGCGAACTGGTCGACGCCGTCGAGAACGTAGGTCGTCCCGTTGAGGATTCCTTGCTGGGTGTCGTCGAGTGTGAAGCCGTCGCCGAAGCCGACGTCGAGCTCGACGGTGAGCGTCCCGCCGGTGATGATGTTCGCGGGCATGGCTCAGACTGCTATCTGAACGTCTAACGGCCCGGAGACGAGGTTATAAGTCTGGAGAGCTTCGACGACGAGATTCGGAAGGTTCGCGTCCGCCGTTACGGTGTTGACGGTGACGTTGTAGATCGCTTGCTTCGGTGCGTAAGCGGCGTCGAGCGCGGATGGAATCTCGTAGAATCGGCTCTTCGCTGCGTAAGCGGATGAGAGTTCCGCCGGCATCGTGTAGTAGCGGTTCTTTGCGTCGTAGGCGCTCGGATCGAATGGGGTCGTCGCAGCTCCTCCGCCGCCACCTCCGCCTCCTCCGCCGCCGCCGCCTCCGCCGCCTCCGCCGAGTGGAGGGATAGTGAACATCGACTGGGCGGGCGTGTCGCCGGACTCCATGCGATCGAGGCGGTCTGGGACTGCTGCTCCGGGAGCTGATGGTGCGCTAGGAGCTGCACCGAACGAGCTCGAGATAGACACTTTCCCGATTTCTGGGATGTTCTCGAATGGGTTCAGTTTGTTCGCTTGACGGATCGCGAAGTTTACGACGTCGATGATTCCGTTCACGGCTTTCTCGAATGTGCCGACGAGGAATCCTGCGATCTTGAGCACGAATGAGCCGAGAGATGAGAGCGCTCCCATGAACGTAAAGACGACGTCGATCACCGGGCCGATCGCCTTGCCTACGACGTCGAAGGCGACTCCGAGGACTTTTGTCAGTACCGGGGCGACGTACTTCGTGACGAAGTTGATGAGGTCGCTGAAGAAGCCGCGCATCTTCTGGATGTTGCCGGAGTTCTCTTGTATCTTGTCGGATACTTTCTCGAAGATTTGACGGAGTCCGTCGAAGACTTTGATCGCGACGTCACGGATGACCGGGACGAGTTTCTCGCCGATGAACTCGGCGACTTCCTGAATGAACGGTAGGAGTCTGTCTCGGATGACCGGAACGACTTTGTCTCCGATGAAGATGGCGATCTTCTCGAAGATGGCTGCGAGTGCTGGGCCGTACTTGTCGACGAGTTTCTGGAACGCTGGGACGACGTCTTCGACGATGAACTGGGCGATTCTGGAGAGCACCGGGAGGACGTAGTATCCGACTTGTTCGACGAGCTCACCGAAGAAGACTTTGAGTCTGTCGACTTGTCCGGAGAAGGTTCCTGCGGCTGCTGCTGCCGAGCCTCCGAACGTGTCGCCGAGGACTTTCATTACTTCGTCGAGGGATGCGCCTTCTTTTATCATCGTCGCCATCTCCGGCGAGAGGTTGCGGAGTGCCTTAAAGTTGCCTTCGTAGGCTTTTGCGAGGGCGTCGGCGATGGTCGTCTGATCGGTTTGCAGCGCGGTAGAGATGTCGAGGACGAGCGTCATGTCCCGGAGGGCGGTCTCTGTGTTTTTCGTTCCTCGAAGTAGTGCCTCATAAGCCGGACGAAGTTTGTCGTCTGCGACGCCGGTCGCGAGACTCATCGCGCCGAGCTGGTCGTCGATCGACTTGACCATCTCCTCGGATGCTCCGGTGACGTTGCGCATCGTTACCGCGAGCTGCTCGAAGGACTTCTGGTCGTCTGCGGCCTGTTTCGCGGCGAAGCCGATCCCAGCGGCGAGAGCTCCGACGCCTGCGGCTGCGGCAAGTCCGAGTTTCTGAACGGCTCCGCCGAACTTGCCGAGAGCTCCGTCGGCTTCGTCGAGGGACTTCTTGAGCGGGCCGGCATTGCCGACGATGGAAACGGTGATCGGTTTGGCCATGATTAGAGGTCGTACTTATTGCGGACGGATGTTATGCGCTCGGCGTAGAGGTTCGCGATCTCGCCTCGACGAGTATCGGTCGCCTCGTAGATGAACGGGTTCGGCTTGATTCGACGCTTCGGCCAGCCGAAGTGAATCGGCCCGGCATACTCGACGAGATCACCGGACGCCGCACTCCCGGAGCGTTTGGAGCCACCGGAAGAGCCGACTCGAATCTTCGCAGCGGTCTTCGTGGAGGCGTTCTTCATCGAGTTCGCGAGAGCTCCAGAGAGCACCGGGACGAAGCGCTTCGCGTCCCCGAGGACGACTTCGGCGACTTTCTTATTCGTCTCGAGGAACTCGCCTTTGACGAGATCGAGGTCGCCTCCGAGGGAACGGAGGTCGCGGCGAATC